CAACGATAAGCCCGGCAAGGAAGCGGCTAAACAAATTGCAAAACTATTAACTCCCGGCAAAGCCAAGATCATGACACTGCCTGTGGACTACAAGGATGCAAACGATATGTTGCGTCAGGGTAGACATGCTGCATATGTCAGTGCTTTCTGGGAAGCAAAACTCTACACACCTTCTGGTGTTTTAAATCTATCTGATCAGCTGGGAGCTTATCAAAAGCTACGCACTGAAAAGAAAACAGCTATTCCCTATCCTTGGTCTGGTCTCAATGGCAAGTTAGAAGGCATGAGAGCAGGTGAACTAGTCACTCTCACTGGCGGCACAGGCTTAGGTAAGTCCTCTGTAACCAGAGAGATTGAACACTGGCTTATCAAACACACCAAAGATAATGTAGGTGTGGTAGCCCTAGAGGAGAACTGGTCTCGTACTGCTGAGGGCATCATGGCCGTTGAAGCTAACGCCAAGCTACACCTTGACAGTGTTAAGTCTCAGTACACAGACCATCAACTAGATGAGTGCTTTAAGAAGGTCTTTATGGGTGAGAATGAAGGTCGTGTTTGGATTCATGCACACCACGGTGTCAATAATCTTGATGACATCTTCAGCAAGCTGCGCTACATGATCATTGGTCTAGACTGTAAATGGATTGTTGTTGATCACTTACACATGTTGGTTCTATCTACACTGGAGAACGATGAGCGGAAAGCTATTGATAGTATCATGCACAAGCTCAGAACTATGGTAGAAGAAACAGGCTGCGGCATGATCCTAGTGTCACACTTGCGTAGAGTTGAAGGGAACCGTGGTCACGAGAACGGCATCGAGACAGGTCTATCACACCTTAGAGGCTCACAGTCTATTGCACAGTTATCTGATTGCGTGATTGCTTTGGAACGTAACCAGCAATCAGAAGATGAAATAGAGGCATCAACCACCAAGGTTCGAGTGCTTAAATCTAGATACACCGGAGATGTCGGAGTGGCATGTAACTTACTGTATGATGGTAAGACAGGTAGGCTTAGAGAGTTAGATGATTACGATGCCTCTCAGTTTGATGGAGATATAATATGAGTAACTTAGTATTTGATATAGAAGCAGACGGCTTAGACCCCACGAAGATTCATTGTATCGTGGCTCAAGACGTAGACACTATGGATGTGTTTACGTTTGACAACACCCAGCTGCAAGAGGGCTATGACCTTCTCTCCTCTGCAACTAAACTGATAGGTCACAACTTAATTGGCTATGACATCCCTGCTATTAAAAAGGTTGCAGGAGTAGACCTGTTCGACAAGAAGATTGTAGATACCTTAGTTCTATCACGACTCTTCAAGCCAACCCGCGAAGGCAACCACGGTCTTGAGGGCTGGGGCTACAGGTTGGGTTTCAAGAAGGGCGACTTCGGACAACAAGAAGGTGCATGGGAACAATACACTCCAGAGATGCTAGAGTATTGTAAGAATGATGTGCTGCTTAATACTAAAGTATATGAAGCACTCAAGGTTGAGAGCCGTGGATTCACACCCCAATCAGTTCAGATAGAGCATGCTGTAGCTAAGATTATTGATGAGCAGCGGAGCAATGGTTTCGTATTAGATGTTGAGAAGGTAATGGGTCTGATGGCAATGTTTGAAACTAAACTACATGACTTGGAACAAGAGGTACAAGAAGAGTTTAAACCTGTAGTTGTTACACAGATCCTTACTCCTAAGTTTACTTCTACAGGTGCAGTAGCTAAGACAGCTACAGACCAACACGGAAAGGGCACAAGGCTTACAGACCTAGAATACGAGAAGCTAACGCTTGATGTAAACTGTAAGCCCATTGCACGTAAAACTGAAATACCTTTTAACTTAGGTTCAAGGAAACAGATCGGTGAATATCTTATTCGCTTTGGCTGGAAACCTAGTAAGCATACACCTACAGGACAGCCGATTGTAGATGAAGCAACACTCAATAGGGTTAAGAATATCCCACAAGCTGCAATGATTGCTAAGTACTTGATGTTGCAGAAACGCTTAGCACAAACCAAAAGCTGGATCAAAGAACTTAACGAAGACACAGGACGGGTTCACGGCTACGTTAATCCCAACGGTGCGGTGACATCTCGTATGACTCACTCACACCCTAACATGGCACAGATACCCAGCAGTAGCTCGCCCTACGGTGAAGACTGTCGTGCCTGTTGGACAGTACCTAAAGGCTATAAACTTGTGGGTATTGATGCTTCTGGCTTAGAACTTAGAATGTTGGCACACTACTTAGACGATGAGGGCTATACAAATGAAATCCTTAACGGCGACATACACACCGCTAATCAAAAACTTGCAGGACTTGAATCAAGAAATCAGGCGAAGACTTTCATCTATGCCCTCCTCTACGGAGCAGGAGATGCGAAGCTTGGGTCAGTGGCTGGACGAGGTAGAGCAGCAGGTAAGCAGCTTAGACAACGCTTCTTTGATGGTCTCCCATCATTTAAGAAGCTTACGGACAGAGTTCAGCGAGAAGCTAAAAGCGGATTCGTTAAAGCGTTAGATGGCAGACGCTTGACTGTTCGTTCTGAACACGCTGCACTTAATACTTTGTTGCAGGGCGCAGGAGCTATTGTAATGAAGAAGGCTCTAATAATATTAGATTCTAAACTAACTTATTTGGATGCTAAGTTTGTAGCTAATGTACACGATGAGTGGCAGATAGAGTGTGATGAAACTGTCGCAGATGTTGTAGGAAAGCTCGGAGTAGAGTCTATTATAGAAGCGGGCAAGATGTTAAACTTAAACTGTCCCTTAGATGGAGATTATAATGTCGGAAACAACTGGTCAGAAACTCACTAATAATTCAGAGGTAGACACGATGAATACAAGCACTATACCCAATGTTAAAAATTCAATTTTTGAAAGCGGCAAGTGGTGGTATGTTGGAGCAAGTGACGGAGCTAGACGAAGTATCGAAGCGCATAAACGTAAAAACTCTAATCGCATGTTTGTTGGCGGTAAGTATGTCCCTGCCTCACATCCACTACACACTCCCGGAAGATTTAAAACTTTTGAAAGCGTAGCATTCGCATCGCTAGATAAGTATTCTACTGTAGCATACGGCTATGTTTATATAATCTCTAATCCTGCTTGGGAGGGCTGGTTCAAAGTAGGAAGAGCTATTGATGCATACGATAGATGCTCTGGGTATCAAACATCTTCGCCTATGAGAGATTATGCGGTAGAATACTGTAAGTACTTTGATAACAGAAAGAACGCAGAAGAAAAAGTACATGAGCAACTAGCAAACAACAAGATAGAAAAACGTGGCGAGTGGTTCAAGGCTTCGCTTAAAGATATAAAATCTATTGTTCAGAACACTGAGCTTTAAACAAAGGAAATTATAATGAGCTTACATGCTTTAGTACCACACATATATGAGGATCTAGAAAAACTTTCAGACGGTAAACCTCTTCCAATTACAGAAGAAGAAGTAGATCGTGTTGTGGCTAACATGAAGACAGCCATAATGGAATGGTGTAACCCTTCTGAGCGTAGTAAAAACTTTACTGTTCGTATGTCAAATGTAGGTAAGCCTGCACGGCAGCTATGGTATGAGAAGCGAGACCCTCAAGGACGCGGAAACATAGACGGCCCGACACAGATAAAGTTTCTATACGGCCACCTGCTTGAAGAGATTGTATTGATGCTGGTTCGTATGGCCGATTACGAAGTAACAGATGAGCAAAAAGAAGTTAAGGTAGATGGCGTTGTAGGTCATATGGATTGTAAGATTAATGGTGAAGTGGTTGATGTTAAAACTGCGTCTCGTTTTGCATTCAACAAGTTCAAGGAAGGGCGCTTAGCTCAAGACGATCCCTTTGGTTATCTTGGGCAGCTTGCCGGGTATGAGGAAGCAGAGGGCACAGAGAATGGCGGCTTCTTGGTGTTGAATAAAGAGAGCGGAGAGTTGTGCATGTATGTGCCCGATGATCTCGATAAGCCTAATATTAAATCTACTATTGATACTCTTATTCCTTCACTAGATCTTGACACGCCTCCTAGTTTTTGCTACGCTCCTATACCAGATGGCAAGAAAGGAAATATGAAACTTGCTAAGGGTTGTAGCTGGTGTAAATACAAACACGATTGCTTCAAAGACTCTAATGATGGTCAAGGTCTACGGACATTTAAATATTCAAACGGCCTTACTTACTTAACAGAAGTTGTTATTGAACCTAAAGTAGAAGAATTTATATGAATAGAAAAAAAACCAAACGGATTAGAAAGCATTCTGCCACATTGTTAGTTTCATGGATGCGTCAATTGCTTAGCGAAGAAGAGGGAAAAAAGATAACGGTAGACTCTTACAAGTCTTTTATGCCAGAACAAACTCACTTCATGGCTCAGCAAACAATATACTTAAACGCTTATCATCCTAAATGGATTGAAAAGAAAATAAAACAATTAATTAAAATCTTCCCCGATATTGAAATAGAAGATGTTGACTTGGAGTTGATCACATGGAAAGTAAACCAGCGCTCAATGGTCTCTCATTAGATCAGATGATTATTGCAGTGGGTAGCTTTTTGTACAACAACGAAGACGCTACTATCTGTGATATAGATGGCCTGTTCTTAGAAGATTTAAGGCTCATCATAGAAGCAGAACTAGAAAGGCGGGAGGCTCAGCTCCATTGAAAAAGGTTAAGAAAGGTTTTAGAAAAGCCAGAGTTAAAAGACCTGTTGAAAAAGACTTAGTTAAAGGTTATGATTCCAACTGGGAGTATGAGCTACACACGGGTATATTAGACGGATGGAACTTTCACACGCAAAAGGTTCCGTACACTGTTGAACACAACTACCACCCCGACTTCCTTAAAGATATTGATGGTAAGAAGATTCTTCTTGAAGCTAAAGGAAGGTTCTGGGACTACGCTGAATTTAGTAAATACATTTGGATTAGCAAAGCGCTTCCTGAAGATACAGAGTTAGTGTTTCTTTTTGCAAACCCCAGTGCGCCGATGCCACAAGCAAAGCGTAGAAAGGACGGAACAAAAAGATCTCATGGAGAGTGGGCATCTGCAAATGGGTTCACTTGGTATAGCGAAGACAGCATCCCAGATAGCTGGATCAATACAAAAAAGAGAGAGACCTTTGACTGACTACAGCCGAAAAGATGAAAGGCGAGATAGGTTTGTGCGGAAGAAAAAGTTTAAAAAAATATCTACGTCTTCTAAATTAAAAGAAACTAAACGTAAACAGACCCGATATAAAAACAGTGAGATAGAGTATGAACAAACGATTGAATGATGTCACCCCCGAAGAGTGGGACAAGTTAAGAGCAAGCCACCCTGCCCTTGAAAAACCTTCTATGTTAGATTCTTGGATGCAGGCAGCTCACGAAGAAGCTAAAGAGATTATGGACAATGTTAACAGGCCCACACACTACAACACAGGCAACATAGAGTGTATTGAAGCTATTGAAGAGTCTATGTCTTCAGTGGCATTCAAAGGCTACCTAAAGGGCAACTGCATGAAGTACCTGTGGCGCTATGACTACAAAGGCAAGCAGGTAGAAGACCTAAAGAAAGCTGGCTGGTACTTAAACAAACTAACAGAGATGGTAACAGAGGAGAACACATAATGGATCAGTATCAACAGTTTATACACAAGAGCCGTTACGCACGATGGCTACCTGAACAGAAGCGCAGAGAGTCTTGGCACGAAACGGTTAACAGGTACGTAGACTTCTGGAAAGATCGTGGACAAATAGATGAAAAAATAGCTTTAGAGTTGTTTAACGCCATTCACAACATGGAAGTCATGCCTAGCATGCGCTGTATGATGACAGCGGGGGAAGCACTTGATAAAGATAATGTCGCGGGTTTCAACTGTAGCTATCTTCATATAGATTCACCGCGATCTTTTGATGAGCTGATGTATGTTCTAATGTGTGGTACTGGTGTAGGGTTTAGTGTTGAGCGTAACTTCATTAACAAACTTCCAGAGATTGCAGAAACATTCCACGAGACTGACAGTATTATTGTTGTTAGTGACAGCAAGATCGGCTGGGCTTCTGCATTCCGTGAGCTGATAGCTATGCTGTATGCTGGTAAGATTCCTAAGTGGGACATAAGCCGTGTGCGTCCAGCAGGACAAAGACTAAAAACTTTTGGTGGTCGTGCATCAGGGCCAGAGCCGCTAGTTGATTTGTTTAATTTTTGCATTGAGGTCTTTAAGAAAGCACATGGTCGAAAGCTAACATCCATTGAGTGCCATGATATTGTATGTAAAATTGCAGACATTGTTGTTGTAGGTGGCGTTAGGCGTTCAGCCTTGATTAGCTTGTCAAATCTTTCAGATCAGCGCATGGCTAAAGCTAAGTCAGGTGACTGGTGGAGACACGAAGGACACAGAGCTTTGGCTAACAACAGCGTAGCGTACACAGAGAAGCCAGACTTTGAAGCCTTCTTAGGTGAGATGCATACTATGTACGAGTCTAAAGCTGGTGAGCGTGGTATCTTTAGTCGCATAGCAGCTCAGAAAATTGCAGGCCGTAATGGTAGGCGTGATCCTGAGCAGGACTTCGGTACTAACCCATGCTCTGAGATCATCCTGCGTAGTAACCAGTTCTGTAATCTTTCAGAGATTGTTGTGCGTTCTTCGG